CTTGGGCGGTATGAGAACATACGAGAAGTTTAAAGGTGTTTCAAAGTAATGCGAGAGCAACAGCACTAGTTCTTTTTGTCTTGGCATTTATGCCAGGTCTTGCTCATGCACAAACAAATGACCAGACGGGCGACCTAAACACCAGCACAGTAAACACTAACAGCACAGTTAGTAGTAACAATCCGTCAACAACTAACAACTACAATGGCGCAGGTGCTGCTTCACGAGAGACACCGCCGCCTTCTGCTATTGCGCCTACATATATGTCTAATGGGCAGGACACTTGCCTTGCGGGACGTAGCGCAGGTGTACAGGTAAATGTTCTTGGCCTGTCCTTTGGCGGTTATAAGCAAGACGAAGAATGTAATAGGCGGCGTGATGCAAAGGTACTAAAAGACCTTAATATGAACATTGCTGCTGTAGCTTTGATGTGTCAGAAAAAAGCCATCTGGATTTCTATGTTTGAATCTGGCACGCCATGTCCACTAACTATCAATGGCAAGCTAATAGTAGGAAGAAGTGCCTACATGACAATGAAACGGAATCCAGAAAAATTTATACCTGATTACAAGAAGCGTAAGAAACATTACGATAGTATTCTTAATATAGGGGGAGAGGAGTCAGATGAAGAAAATACTGATAGCGGCTTGTCTATTAGTGAGCGCTTTAGGACAAGCACACGCTGAGACTGAAATAGATAGGCTGGTTGCGGCCAGTAAAATTATTGCTGACAAGATACAACAAGGGCGTAATGCTGTTGGTGGTCTAGCATACTATGCAGTAGACGGTAAGGTTGCGCCTGATGGTACTGTGCTACCTGCTTTTATTACGCCTGCAGATGTACAAGCATACAATGATTCTGTTTCTGATGTGTCCCAGCGTATTTATTATAATACGCAAATGATGCTTGAGAATCAGTATGAAGAAACTATGGTAGAGCTAGAGGCGGCTATTGATACTTTTGTCGATGCAACCGCAGTTATTGCTGTGGCTGTAGAGGTGGCTGACAAAGCAGAAACTACTGACCAAAAAAGTGTGGCTGAACAAGAACAGCTTCAAGATTTTATACAGCAAAATGATGTAACCTTAGAGCAACAAGATGTCAATGTATACAATGATGCACTAGGAGATGTAGAAGATTTGGCTCAAGATGCTGCTGCCTTTCTTGCTGCGTCACGAATAGAAACTATTACTGGGTCTGTTGACGAGGATGCCCAGCAATTTAATATAAATATGTCTGATGCTATTGCCACATATGATTCTGCAAACGAAGCTATAAAATTTGCTTGGTCAACCACTGGTTTCACACACACTTTCTACAACTTTTTTACGTACAATAATGCAACAGTTAGTGTGGAAGAAGTTATGGGTATGGGGCAAACAATTTATGACGAACAAGGAACTTTAAACTAATGTCACTAGAAGATACAGAACTAAAAATAGGCGGTGTAAATCTCAAGGGTGTATGGATTGCTATTGTTGTGTCGATTGCTACGACTTTGGCAGGCGGCATCTGGGCAGTAGCAGAGTTTTATGGCCGCATAGAAAAGGTAGAGTCGGCTGTACAAGCGCTGCCTGATGCGTCAGATAAGCTGATTGAGTTGGGTGCTAATCTTGAAAGCATTATGAAGAACCAAGAGCAGCTGCTTGACCTTCGTGATAAGGTTGCCGAAATGGAAACCACTATGGCAGAGTCTGTGCTGAAGGTAAATCAGGCAGCAGAAAAAGCAGAAAGCATAGGCAGGGTACAAAAAGAGATTGAGGACTTATGGCGTGGTATGGACGCACTGGCTAACCCGCTTCAATAGGAGAATCAAATGTCAGAAGATAATAATATTGTAGACAAGCAAGCATATCAAAAGAACCGCCGCTATATGGCGTGGACTTGTCTTGGTATGATGGTAATTAGCACTGTTGCTGTGCTGGCTTCACCTGCACGCTTTGAGTCTGCCGAAGCTATCCTGATGATGATGTATGGCTCACTGTCTGCAGTGGTTGCTGCATACTTTGGCTTTGCTAAGAAGCAGTAGCCTCCTGCATCATCTGGTCAATCATAGAATCAAACGTATACTTAGGCTTCCAACCCAGAACCTCACGGGCTTTGGATGCGTCACCAAGCAGTAGGTCTACTTCTGCAGGGCGATAGAACTGTGGATTAATCTTTACCACTGTGTTGTCATTCTCATCTATAGCAGTCTCATCTAGACCGACATCACCTACCCACCTGATTCGCATATCTACTGCAGCAAAACACCTTTCAACAAGCTCACGCACAGAATGTAGCTCACCCGTAGCAAGAACGTAGTCATCGCCTTTGGGCTGCTGCATCATAAGATACATACCTTCAACGTAATCTTCGGCATGTCCCCAGTCTCGCTCTGCATCTAGGTTGCCTAGCTCTATGTGCGACAAGTTGCCACATGCAATATCGGCTACACCCTGTACAATCTTCTGCGTAACAAACTCTTTGCCTCTCCAGGGAGACTCGTGATTGAATAGAATGCCATTGGAAGCGTGCATATTGTACGCCTCACGATAGTTCTTTACTGTCCAGAATGCAAACTGCTTAGACACACCGTATGGACTGCGTGGATAGAAGGGTGTAGTCTCAGATTGTGGTGTTTCAAGAACCTTCCCATATAGCTCTGACGTAGACGCTTGATAAAATTTGGTGTGTTCGGCTAAACCAAGTGTACGAATGCACTCTAAGAGCCTTAAAACCCCCATAGCGTCCACGTTAGCAGTGTATTCTGGGACATCAAACGAGACACGCACGTGAGACTGGGCTGCGAGGTTGTAAACTTCGTCAAATAAATGGGTATCAAACAGCTGCATAAGGCTACCTGTGTCGGTCAAATCACCATAGTGTAGGTGAAAGTTAGGCCGACCAATCAGGTGGGCAATGCGCTGAGATGGCTCTGAAGATACACGCCGTTGCAGGCCATGTACAATGTATCCCTTGTCAAGCAGAAGCTCTGCAAGATAGCCACCGTCCTGCCCCGTTACGCCAGTAACAAGTGCAGTTTTTTCGGCAAACTTATTCATCGGGGGTAGCTTCATCTTCTTCGTCCTCAAAATCTTCAGGCCATGTAGACATAAATAGTTCGTACATTTTTTCTTTGCCTATGATTTGCATTGATGCACATATCTTTCCTTCAAGACCTGCTACGTCCTGCGGTCCTTCGTCCTCTGCATTGTTACCACGCACACGAGACAGCAACTCAAGAGCTTTGAGTGCGGTCTGCCCATTGCCGTTTGCCTTGGCTTGTTCGTATTGTTTCTCAAGCTCTGATACAACATCTACATCGGTGCTGTATTCTTCTTCAAGCTCTTCTAGTCTGCGCTGGATAGCAGGCTCTTGCAGCAGTCTATACCCTTGGTTATGGGCAGACTTCTCACTGTAGCCAGCAGAGATAGCAGACTGCGTAGCATTTTTGTTTATAAGATATGCTTGGCAAAACTTTTCTTGACGCTCTTTAATCTGCCCCGTCATTCATAAACTCCTCAAAGGTTTTAAATTCTTGATTGTAGTATGACTGGTCAAAGACTTGGGCGGCAAGTGTATTCTCGCCATAGAAGTTTATGTTTACTGCTAGGTCTTTTCGTTCAAACATTTTCTCAAGGTCTTGGGCAAGGGCTAGTAGCTCGCCTGTTGTCCAGAATTTAACGCCACCTGTTTCTACGTGTAAATACTTTGGATTGTCCATCTCATCTTTAGCATCCTTATCAACCGCATCTTCTGGAACGCTTGAATCAAATCCAAACATGTGTATGTTTCTATAGCCAAGCGTTTCAAGAAGTCCAATAGTCCGTGTTGCTGAAGCTGTGCCACCAGAAATAAACACCGTGCCTGTAGGGATAGGGAGCTTGGGATGGATAACAAACTTATCATCCTTATCTGTGTCACGTACTGCGTCTGTAAAGGCGTGGAAGCCTTTGATGTTATCCGTCTTTGACATAATGTAATCTACTGCAGAAATGTCAGTCATGCTGGCAATTACAAATAAAGTGCTGGGGTCTACCTTTTTAAATAGGTCTTTGCGCTTTATACCGTGTGTGCTTACGCCATCTACGGGGCGGGGGTCAAGAATAACACAAGCTGTAGGCTTAATACCTGCCTCAAGAAGACGGGGGTATGAGTGTTTAACGCACCACACTTCGGCATCGTATTTTTCTTGAACCTCTTTAATCTTATCCATATCAAGCTGCCCACCTGACGCAATAATAGCATGTTTGTTATTTGTTTTATATTGCTTTACCCAATCAAAGTCGCCAATCTTTTCTACATTATAGATAATATTTTTATGGATGTCGTCCTGTGGCATTGAGTCTTTGGGTTTTACAATGATAGGAACACGCATAAATTCTTGCGGTAAATCCTTTTCTTTTTTAGATACTACCACGCCAAGGTGAACCTTGCCGCCAAAAGCAGTCGGGTCATCTGATGGCAGGACATACTTATTAGTATCTTTAATTTCTTTAAAAGTTCGAATGATGCCGTTGTAATCAGGATTGTCTAGAAACTCTTTGTCTTCGTGTGAATAGTAATCATCAAACACAACAACTGGTACGTCTTTTAAAAATGTATAATCACTCTTGACCGTATCATATGAATGACCGCCATCAATATAGGCTAGGTCTACGTCATTAAATTTTTTAGATGCCATAGTTTCTTTGGTATCACCACAGTGTAAAGTGTAGGTAAACTTTCTACCCTGCTCTTGCATTTTAGTTGTAAACTCTGCAAGCCTACGTCCAACAGCTTCGGTTGAATTGTGTGCCTTGATGTTGAGTTCTACTTTATCTGTTTGCTCTGTGGCTTCTTCAAACAAGTCAAAGCCACGATAATGTACGGTGTCTACATTTTCAAACGCAGCAAGAGCCATTTCGATGGCACGACCACCGTTCCATGTGCCTGTCTCTACAATACTAAATGTATCACGGCCTTCAGAGTAAAAGCGAACCATGTCTGCTAGTTGTTTGTAACGCTTTGGACCAACAACATCAGCAGATACTTCTTGTTTATCTTTCCACTTACGGTTGCCCTTGTTGTGCGTAAAGTGTTCGTTTAACATGCAGTTTTCAAACACCTCTAGACCACGCACGCCCTCTGACAGGTTTCGTACTTTAGCTCCATGTGCTTCGTATATTTTTAGTAGGCGTGTGTATACAAACGAATCAGTCCACTCACGATAGCCAAACACTTCGTCAGTGTCGTATGCTCCACGAATGTCTACGATGTGTGAGCAGGCGTTGTGATATGCCATGTTCCAGGCAGTGAAGCCTGTCTCGCTATAGTCAATATCAACACGACCAAGGTGTACCATGTCTACCTCGTCAAGCATAATCTTGGCTGCATCTTCTGCAGTAAATCTTTTCTTAGTCACAGTGTCAGCATCAAGCCACGCCAGCCAACCCCTATACTCCTCGTCAATAAGCTCAAAGGCTAGGTCAGAATATGCGTAAACTTTATTGCAGAAACGAACAGCATCCAGCCTGTAGTTATACGGGGCTTCTGCAAAGCGGCCATTCTTGTCTGAATTGCGTTTGATAAAATCGTTCCGTGCCTCCACGTCTTCAATGTGACGGTATGTAATAAAGCTTTCTTGCGGTAGTCCATCAGACTTACCATCATATCCCTCAAGGTATACGTGTAGTTTAAAGTCGCTTGGCTTCCATTTATTTACAACAGACTCCAGCATAGGAATGCCGTATTCTTTTTCAAATTGTTTTGGAAAGCTCGTTACAAAGGTATACATTACATGTTCTCCAGTATTAGTTGTGTTGTTATTTCTTTTTCTGCAGCCTCCCACTCTTCTGCGTAAGCCTCATCAATAGACCGTTTGGGCTTCCAGCTGCTGAACCATGGACCACCTGTTGTAAAGTGTGCATTCTTTGCCTCAACATTTTCACTTGAATGTCCATCAAGCCAGTTCCATTCTTCATGTATGTCTCCAATCTCGTCATCGTTAAGCCACCCAAAAGAGTGCAGCCAAGAGCCTGATTGCAGGTTGACTGCATCAAGGGTAAGCTTTTTGTTACTAGGATGGGAGCAGTTAAATAACATAAAGCTAGACCAATTCTTTCTGCGATAGCGGGTTTGGGCTACACCGTCCATCTTTTCTCCTTCGGGTGGCTCATACTTGTGCTTGACACATTGAACAGCAAACTCTGTTCTCTTGCCATACACACCGAATATCCCTTCGATGTCACCACGCACAAACATATCGGCATCCATAAACAAGGCCAATCCTTGATACTGATTTAAGGCAGGAACAAGGAAGCGGGTGAATGTAAAATCTGTGCTAAATGGTTTGTTGTCGAACACATCATATCGCTGATGTGGTTCTTGTTCAAACACACGTGAAGCCCTGCGATACAAACCAATGCGGCGAAGCTCTGGTTCAAGCAGGGGGATGATGTCATATTTTGTATTGTATTTGCGGATAGAGTGTTCCAGAACCTCGTAGGCTCGATGGTCACGCTCGTCATACCCGACATAAATAACTGGTCTTCTTTTCATAACTGCTCCAATATAAGGGTGCGGTGGACAGATGAGAGAAAGGACTGAAGAACTCTGCCCACCGCTTATCTTATATTATATTAAATTTATTCAGTTAAGTCAAGAACTTTTTATGCTACTTTTTTTAAAAAAGTTTCTGGAGGCGTTAGCTCTTCTTGCGAGGCGGCATAACAATCACGGTAAAGTTTAGGGTGTCTGCCCCATCTGCTTTCGGTATAAAAGTTTTTTGAATGCATGGCTCCAGCAAAAAAATAAGACCCTCTATTTCCAGTCATTAAACAAAGGTAATCTATGGCACTGTTTTTTTGTGTTGCGATAAGGCGACCACTTTTATATTTGGTAGCCTTGACATCAATACAAAAGTTATTATAAATTAAATCTCCGTTATCTGTTTTGTTTTTAGCAGAGCGAAGGTCGAAATTAAACACATCTGTTGGATAAATATTAAGAAGCTTGCACATTGCTAGTTCAGACATTGCTCCTTCAATATCTGGCTCTAGTTCTTTTTCATTGCTTATTTGTTTGTTGTGTACGCCAGCGCCTCTTGCGTTTGTGTACCTATTTTTTGCAATAGCCATTCCCATTGACTTCTCAAAATCATTTAGTTCTACTTGCATTTAAATCTCCTTACTTATGCCAAACACCCTTCAGTCTTTTCTTTGCTAATAGGTTGGCTTGCTTTCTCTCTTCGTGCGTCATCTCTTGCCAGTGCGTTATGTCACGCTCTGTTCTGCCGCAGTGTATACAGATGTCATGTATGTTGTGTAGCTCACAACTATCTACCCCTGTTTCTAGGTGTGCCTTACACGGGCTTCTTCTTTCAATATCTTCTTCCAATAGCTTATCTCCCATCCATACTTCAATAATCTTAGCTGGCTTGTTTGTTTTGTTTCCGACATGATGCCACATTCTTGCAGGTATATTAAGTTTATCTCCCTTGCTAAAGCAAAGGCTGCGCTGCAATGCACCGTCTGTCTGTAATACAACCTGTATAGAGCCAGCAACGA